GCCAAGTGCAAGTATTCCATCTACGTTTACACAAGCAACAACACCTTCTGCTAATCCATTTTTACAAGGTATAGGTGCTTACACAACATTGTCACAGATCGCACCTTTTGGTGGCGGTCAAAAAAGCTCATAAGGGTTAGATATGGCTATTAACGACAGATTAGGAACACCAGAATATTCTAATTTTTTATCTAGGCTTTTAAATATACCTAATAACAAAATTCGTAATATAAATCCTTTAACTCAAGACATTGATCCTTTTAGATATGACAATACTGGAATTAACAAAGCTCTTAAAAAACAAGTAGTTCCTTCTTCATTTATAGGAAGTAGAGAGGAATTAATTAATCAAGTTATTTCAAATGCAGAAAATAAAAAAGAAAAAAAATCAAAGCAACCATCATTAGATCCTAAAAGCACATTAGGCGATATTGATGTTTTTGGATTTGGTTCTGTTCCTAGTGCGTCATCAGAGGATTTGAAACAATCATTAATACCAGATCAAAGTTTAGAACAAAATCTTATAAGAAAAGATAATATAATAAATAATAAACTTGCAGGATTAGGTGAAGTTGGTTCATCAAATATGGGTGGAGAAGGTCAAGGTGGAGATTCTAAAGCAGGTCTTGGAGGAGATGAATTTGGCGTAATTGATATTGGAACTGGTGCTAATAAAAAAGCAGAGCTAGAAGCTAAAATACTTGAAAATCAACAAATAGCGGAAGAAGAACGAGGAATAGCTGGAGAAATAACAGGTGATGAAATAGGAGCTACAGATCCTGCGGATGCTCCTAAAAGTAAATATGACACAAACATGACTGAATTACAAAATTTGTTCACGACAGCTATGGATGAACAGAAACAATTGTTCGGTGATCTTGAGAGTGATGTTGGCACAAAAACTATAGAAGATTACAAAGCTGACTTTCAAAAAGCTACAGGTATAGACGTATCAGGTGAACCAGATAACAAGATGGCACTTATGTCTTTAGGGTTGTCTTTAATGCAAAACAAAGCAGGCAAAGGATTTGATCTTAGCAAAATACTTACATCTGTTGGTGAGGCTGGAGAAGCTGCTATGCCAGCGTTTCAGAAAGCTAAAGACGATGCTAGAGCTGGTCAAATCGCTGCTGGTAAGTTTGCTCTACAACAAACACAAGCTGATGAAAAGACTAAACTAGCGTTAGCTAAAGAGAAGAGATTAGCTCTTAGTGCGTTAAGCAAAGAATTTAGAACTAAAGCAGAGAACAGATTTTTAAAGAAAGAAGATCACTTAAATGCTATGGAACAAAAAGAGTTAGTTGAAAGTATAAAATTAAGAGCTGCGATTATAAAACAAGGCAAGTCGGCTGGCGAATTAACTGGTAAAGTTTTAAAAATTGATCCTGTTGATGGGCAAAAAGGTCTTTCATACTCTAAATCTTTTAAGAAAGACGCTAGTCAAGGTAGCAGTGTAACTGTTTTTAATAACGCTCCAGAAGATATAAGAAGATTTAAAAATGCTTCTTTTAATGTTAACAGAGCTAGAACAACATTAAATGATATTAAAAATCTTGCTGGTCAATTATTACAACCTGGTGTTGTTCCTGTTATGACTCAAGTAAGTGATAAACTTAAAAGTATAGGAGTGGCTTTTGGAATAAAGCCAGAAACTTTATTTAAAGATCAAATTATATCAGATGGTAAAGGTGGTTTTAGAACGGTGGAAGGTGTGTCTAAAGAACAATTATCAGAAACATTAAGAGATAAACTTATAGTTGAATATAAAAGATTTTTAACACAAGAAACTGGTAATGGTATTTCTAATAAAGATGTTGAAATGGTAAACAAATTAATTGGTAAAATTGATTTTTTTAGTAACCCTAAAGACGCTATAGAAAAAATAAATCAAGTTGATACTATTTTTCAAAAAACACAAGATCAAATTAATAACGTATTTACTGCTTTTAGAGATAGAGATAGCTATATGAATGAAGCTCAATATAATAAAGCTATTAGTGCTTTAGGAGAAGATAAAGGTGGTAATCAAGTTTATAAGTTTGGAGATTCAGGAAGATCATTTAATGTAAGAATAGGTGAAAACGGAAGAATGATTTATAGTTTGAAGGAATAATTATGGCTTTTATAACAATTGAACTACCAAATGAATCTTTTGACGTTGAGATAAAAGGTGATGAGCCTAATGAAGCTGAACAAGCTGCTATTGAAAGTTTGATAAGACAAAAAACTTTAGAAGCAGAAACAACAAAATCAGAAGATAAGGTAGAAGAAGCTCCTAAGTTTGATACTGGCACTGGTATAACTAGTGGATCATTAAGAGCTGCCTTGTCTATGGCAGAGAATAACGAAGAAGAAGACTTAATACTAGCTAAGTTTGGTATAGAAGAAGGCGAATACCTGCGTGATAATCGTGGAAGATTAGCTCTTACACCTGAAGGAGCGGCAAAAGTAGGTCAAGAAATAACTCAAAACACATTAATAGATGAAGAGGGATTTAGTAAATATGACTTTGCTGATCTTGCCAATATAGCTCCAGAACTTGTCGGTGGTGTTACTGGTGCGATAAAAGGTGCAGCTCTTGGTTCAGTTGTGCCTGGTCTTGGAACTATTTTAGGCGGTGCAATTGGTGCTGGTTTAGGATCAGGAGCAGGTCAAGGTGTTGAAGAAATAATAGAAGGTCTTGCTGGTGTGTCTAAACAATCAGCAGCTTCAATTGCAGGAGACATAGGAACAGAGGCAGCTATAGGATTTGTTGGTGATCTAACATTTGGTGTGGCAGGAGCTTTGTTTAAAACTGCTAAAGGTATGACTTATGGATTAAAAGAATTACCACCGCAAGAAGCAAAGGCGGCAGCAGAATCAATAGGATTAAAAGTACCTGTAAAAGATCCTACGGGAGAACCTCTTAAATTATTAGATGAATTAGGACAACCTGTTAAAAATGCAGATGGTACAGATAAGATGTTACTAGATGTTCAAGGTAATCCCGTTATAGGTAGATATGAAGACGCTGGATTAAAGCCAAGTTTAGCGGCTATTGGAGCATCTGGTATTATATCAAGAAAAGAAAAGATTATTGAAAAAGTTATAGGACCTACTCAAAAGCAACAAGAAAACTATCAAAATATGTTAAAGAATATTAACTATTTTAAAAGTTTAACTGGTGATGCTGGAGAAACATCCGCAGAAGAAGTTGGACAAATATTATCAAAAGGTGTTCAAGAAGAAGGAGCAATATTAAATACTGTTACTCAGGATGCTCAAAAAAGTGTATTGGAAACATTAGATGGAATCGTTGGTGCTTTTGGAAAGTCAACTACAAAAGATGTTCAATTAAATGATGAAATATTTGACATACTAAAAAAATCATCTGAATCATTTGATGACTTAAACACTACTTTATTTGCTAATATTGATGATGTTTTAGAAGATACAATTGGCGATGCTGCTTTTATAAACACAGCATTGTTAAAAGGATTAGCAAATAAATTACAAGCAAAAACATCATCCGCAGCTATATTTGATGCTAATATTGGAGCGGCTAAATCAACATCAAAAGCTGGTGTGGCTAAAGCATTAACAGATAGTATTAATAGTTTAGGTGATTACACTAGCTTCTCTCAATTATATAATTTAAGAAGTGCTATAGGTGATGCAGCCAGAGTTACTGGAACAAAAAATGGCGGTAGATTTTTACAAAAAGCACAACAAATTATAGACAGTAAATTAACTAGTAAAAATTTCAAAGCTGAATTAGCTGATTTTTCTCAAAGAACAAGGAAGCCTATAACTGGAGATTTAAGAACACGACTAGATGATGCGGCAAACAGTCTTGATAAATCAAGGGCTTTCTTTGCTAAAGGAACAGATTTGTTTGATACATTTGCAGATCATATAAATGTTAAATCATTAAATAAATTAATTATGGGTGGCAAAGAACCTAACATTGATTTTGCTAAAAAACTTATAAGAGACGAAAATCCAAAACCATTACAAAGTGCTTTAAATGCAATTAAAGGAATGACACAGCGATCCGCTGATGATGTGTCTCAAGAAGCTGGATTAGGTATAAAAAGAGCTGAAAGATTAAGAGGTAGGTTAGCTAATAGTTGGATAAGAGAAGCAATGGATGATGCCACTGGCAAAGTTGTTGGTGGGCTTCCAGATGATTTAGCTTTCTCTGGTGTTAAGTTTTCACAAGCTATAGATAATTTAGGAGCGACTGCCGATACTTTGTTTGGAAGTCAAGCAGGTGCAGTAAAAGCATTAGCAAAACAATTAAGAATGACATCTAATTCAAAAATGACTCCTGAAGCCGTAAAAAGAGCAATGGACGAAGGTGCGCCTAAAGATTTAGTAGATGCTTTGCGTGAAGTTAATATAGCTCAAAGACAATTAACACAATTTGAAAACAATTCTGCTTTGAAAGCATTAAATAATGAAAGTATAACACCTTTAATAGCATCAGAAACATTAGCAAAACCTAGCGCCAAAGCAGAATCTGTTGAAGCTGTTATGAAGTTTTTTAAAGATAGAGCTGATAGAGCTGTGGGTAAAGACCCAGCATTATTAACAAAAGCTCAAGAAGACTTGGCTAAAATGCAAAACTTTTACATGAATAATGTATTAAGAGATTTTGGTGGTGATGCTTTTATTGACGGGTCTTCTATGAAGGCTTTTGCTAAAAGTTTTAATGAAGGTGGAGCAAATGGTAAGTTTCGTTCTGTATTTGGCGAAGAAACGGGTTTACAATTAGAACAATTTGGTAGAGCATTAAATACTTTAACAAAACAAGCTCAAGGCGGTGATCTTATAGCCGCCAACATTGCATCAGCACCTTTTCAAAACATAGGAAAATTAGCTAACTTTAGCATTGTAGGTAAATTTTTATTAAACAAACCTTATTTTAACAGATTTATGAATGATTATAAAGCTCAAGCTGCTGGTCAAAAAGATCCTAGCAAAGCTAGATTGTTCTTGAATATGTTTACTGAAGCAATGGCACAATTTAGCGCACAAGCACCTGGTCAATTGATGCAAGAAGCTGTAAATGAAGGTGCAAAACAATTATCGGCTGTCTCAGATAGTTCTGGATTAACCTCAGAATTGCAAAATTTAAGATCAAATATAGAAAGAGGTGTTAACCAAAGCCGAACAAATGTTCGCTCTACGCAAACTGGAATGAACATACAACCAGCATCGAACAAAACAGGAATTGGAGCTATAGATGTTACTGATCCAAGCACAGCTCTAGCTTTAGGACTAAGCCCATCAATGCAAGCAATAGCAAGTAGGAATCAAACAGCATGAACATAGATGAATTAAGAGAAGAATTAAAACAAGATGAAGGTTGTAAGTATGAAATATACTTAGATCATTTAGGGTTGCCTACATTTGGTATAGGTCATTTAGTTACTGAATGGGATGAAGAATATGAAAAGCCAGTAGGTACACCAGTATCAGAAGAAAGAGTAAATAACTGTTTTAAGGTAGATGTTGAAGGAACCATATCAGAGTGTCAAAAATTGTTTGATAACTTTGATGATCTGCCAGAAGAAGTGCAAAAAATCTGTGCAAATATGATGTTTAATATGGGTCGTCCTCGTTTATCTAAATTTAAAAAATTTTGCGCAGCCATAGCTGATGAAGACTGGCTTGAATGCGCTGTTCAAATGGAAGATTCTAGGTGGCATAAGCAAGTCACGAACCGTGCAAATCGTTTAATAAAAAGAATGGAAGCTATAGGTATTAAAGAACAAGTCGCTTAATTATTAAGTGTTCCTAAACCTAAACGAGTAACATTATCATCTTCTTTAAATCTATTTGAATAATCTTTATCAACCCATATACTAATTTGTTGGCGCACATTGCGTCTTTCATCTTCACATATACGTTTTAATTTATAATAAGTATCAGTATCTATACCAATTGACTTGAATTTTTTTGGATCTGCCATTACAATAACTCCCATGTATCACAATAATAAACGAATTATAACCCGAAAAGTTGGGAAACCCAACAAGTATTTCGCAAAAAAAACTGTGGCTATGGGTCTAAGATTTGATTCTCGTTGGGAAGCAGAGCGTTGGGGTCAGCTCAAAGCTATGGAAAGAGCTGGTGTTGTTGATCAACTAGATAGACAAATTAAGTATGAATTAAAAGTAAATGACCAAAAAATATGTGATTACATTGCTGACTTTACATATTTATTAGTAGAAGAAGATGGATCGTCAAAATTTATAGTTGAAGATGCTAAAGGCGTTCTCACACCTGAATTTAAGCTAAAGAAAAAACTTATGCTTGCCATACACAATATAGATATTTTGTTAAGTTTTAAAAAAAAATGATAGATCAGGTATTGACTTTATTGTAACTAGTGCTATATATGAAGTTCTAGC